CAGGGATCACACATCGTCCTATAATAGATCTTATCAGGAGTCTTATAATTAATTGCTCTCAGATTATAGTTACATATCTTACATAATTTTCTATCGTTCATAGTGTTTTACCTTTAATTACCTTTATTTATAATAAATCATACCTTTGATATACCTTTTTAGACACGTATAATCGCCATTTTTTCCTATAACAACTAAATATTACTGAAGTCTGTTATACAGGAGATCCAAGATGGCATTAAATTCACCAGGCGTAGAAGTAAAAGTAATTGATGAGAGCTTTTACGTACCAGCAGAACCGGGTACTAGACCACTAATCGTAGTATCCTCAAAAGAAAATAAAAAGAACGCAAGTGGAACCGGTATTGCGGTTGGAACACTAAAAGCTAATGCTGGCAAGCCTTATTTGCTAACTAGCCAACGTGATCTAGCTGATATCTTTGGTACTCCGCTATTTTACACTGATTCAAGCCAGAATCCAATACATGGTGGTGAACTTAACGAATACGGATTACAGGCAGCTTATAGCTACCTAGGTGTTAGCAATTCAGCATGGGTAGTACGTTCAGATCTAGATCTTGGACAGCTAACTCCAAAAGCAGTTGCTCCTAACTCTCCACCAAACGATGGTGATTATTGGTTTGATTGCCGTGATACACATTTTGGTATATTTGAATGGAATGGTTCTGCACCAACAGTAACTGGTGGCCAGAAGTTTAGAAATAAAGTTCCAACTGCTGTTATCACCGATAACACAAAGATCGACAATGACGGAGCCCCTATTACAGCTATTGGTAAGATTGGTGAGTATGCTGTTGTAGCAACATCAACACTTAATAAGATTTATTATAAGAATAAAAGCAATGCATGGGTAGTTGTTGGTTCAGACGATTGGGCTAGAAGTTATACAACTATACAGGCAACTAAGGCAGTTGGTACATTAACACCAACAAACAGCTTAAAAATTAACAATGTTAATATTGCAGTTAGATCATCTGGAAATAATAATATTGCTAATCTTGTAACAGATATTAACGCTAATGCAACACTAATTGGTCTAGGAATCAGTGCTGCATATGTTAATAGCAGACTAGAATTTTATTGCGGAACTGGAGTTGACGCAATCGTAATAGCAGCAGGAACAACAACTGTTACTGATTCAACCCCATTAGTTGCAACAAATGCTGCTGATAGTGCTCTTGGAATTGCAATTGGAACTTATCGTAGAGTATCATTATCGATACAATCACATACAAAAGTTCCTCAGTATAGATCAACTGATAGTGACCCACGTCCAACAGGAAGTATCTGGATTAAGACTACTAATGTAAACCTTGGAGCAAATTGGGTTGTTAAACAGTGGAGTTCTGCAATCAATGATTGGAAAACAGTATCAGCTCCAGTATATGCTAATAACGAAGAAGCAATTTATGGGTTAGATCGTGCTGGTGGTGGTAAGAATATTGCTAGAGGAATGCTTTATGTACAGTATAATGTTGATGAAGATACTAATCCATTAGCAACATTTACTTTATTCCGTCGTCAGCTTCCGGACCCAACAACAATAGTTAGTGCTGTTATTGACGCAGGTACTTTTGAAAATAATTCTTCAACAAACACCATTCTATCAATAGCAAATGCTAGCACATCAGTAACATTAGGTAGTGCAGCTAGTTATCTATTAAATCAAACATTTAGAACTGGTAATTTAACACCTGCAGGTGGACTAACCGCTAATACAACTTATTATGTTGCTGCTGCAACTACAAACTCAACACTAGTTACACTTAAAGCAACAACTGGTGGATCAGAAATTACATGGACCGCTGCTCACACTTATACTACAAATAATACAGTCACAATTGGCAATACTATAGTGTATTCTTTTGATATAGCTGAAACTGACCCAGGATCATTAGGGTATAGTGATACAGTAACAGTTACATTTGAAGCAGAAGGGGAAGTAACTGATGCAAATATTGTAGCAGGAGCTATTAATGGAGCACTACCTGAAGGCACAAATATAGTTGCTAGCGTTGACTCTCGTAATAGAATAGTAATTAATCACGAAAAAGGTGGCGAAATTGCATTAACTGAAGGTGATTATGATCCATTAGGTACTATAGGATTCATTGAATACAATTATGATAGTGGTGTAGGAACAGCAAACCTATATACTGCTCCAAACGGAATGGGAGTTGATTATGTAGCAACTAATTGGAAGCAATTAAAAGCAACATCATCAAACACAGTGCCAAGCCAAGTTCCACTAGATGGAACACTATGGTATACTCCAGTACTTGATAATGTTGATATCATGATACACAATGGTAATACATGGGTTGGATATCTAGATGATACAAGTCCTTATTTTAGTGACATTAGTGACGACTACTTAACTGACCCAAATGGTCCTCTTGTTACAGCAACAAAGCCAACACTTCAAAGTGATGGAACACCATTACGTAATGGTGACCTTTGGATTGATACAGGAGATCTAGAAAACTATCCAGCAATGTACAAGTACGATGGTTACAACTTAAAGTGGATAGCAATAGATACTTCAGACCAGACTACTGAAGACGGTGTTCTATTTGCCGATGCTCGTTATAACACAGATGGATCAAATAGTAATACTCCTGGCAGTATTAGTGATCTACTATACAGTAACTTTATAGATATTGATGCTCCAGATCCAGATCTTTATCCACGTGGAATGTTACTATTCAATACACGTAGAAGCGGTAATAATGTAAAGCGTTATGTGCGTAATTATATAAATGTTAACGAAAATAATATACGTTACAATGATGAATCACAAAACGAATATGCAACTGATCGTTGGGTTAATGAAAGCGGGCTCGAAGTTGATGGTCGTGGTGTATTTGGTCGTAAGGCTCAACGCAAGGTTGTTGTTAAGAAGCTTAAGGCTTTAGTTGATACTAACCAATTGCTACGTGAAACTGAAATCCGTACATTCAACTTAATTTCTTGCCCAGGCTATGTTGAATTAATTTCAAATATGGTTAACTTAAATATTGATCGTAAGCAGACAGCATTTGTTATCGGTGATACTCCATTCCGCTTACCAAATGATGCAACTTCAATCAATGATTGGGGAACAAACGCAAGACTAGCAGTTGACAATGGTGAACAGGGGCTAGTAACTTACGACGAGTATCTAGGTGTATATTATCCAAGTGGATTTAGCACAGATAACAGTGGCAACAAGATTGTAGTTCCAGCAAGTCACATGGTATTACGTTCAATTGCTCTTAGTGATGGTGTAAGCTTTCCATGGTTTGCTCCAGCAGGTACACGTCGTGGTAAAGTATCAAATGCTACATCAATTGGATACGTTGATGCAACAACAGGTGAGTGGCAATCAATTGCTCTCAACGAAGGTCAGAGAGATACACTATACGCTGTAAGTATTAATCCGATAACATTCCTAACAGGTGCAGGAAATGTAATATTTGGACAGAAAACTAGAGCAGCTAATGCAAGTGCATTAGATCGTATAAATGTTGCTCGACTAGTTGTTTACCTACGTGGCCAGCTATCTAAGTTAGCTAAACCATATATCTTTGAACCAAACGACAAGATTACTAGAGACGAGCTTAAGGCAGCAGCAGAAGGCATTATGCTCGAGCTAGTTGGACAGCGTGGTATCTATGACTACCTAGTAGTATGCGATGAATCAAATAATACTCCAAGCAGAATTGATCGTAATGAGCTATATCTAGACATTGCAATTGAACCAGTTAAGGCAGTTGAATTCATCTATATTCCATTAAGATTAAAGAACACAGGTGAGATTGGTGGCTAAGGCCACCAATTACAATAATAAATACATACATAAGTTAGGAGTCTAGGATGACAATTTCAACATTAACTAAATTCAGTGTACCACTTGATTCAAATCAAAGCAGTGCATCTCAATCATTATTAATGCCAAAGCTACAGTATCGCTTTAGAGTGACACTACAAAACTTTGGTGTAACTACCCCAACTACAGAACTAACAAAACAGGTTATGGACGTAACACGCCCAAGCGTAACTTTTGAAGAA